TTGGCAACGGGCGCGGAACGGAAAAGAAGCAGTATGTGGTGGAATATCTGGAAAAGCTGGGTTTGAAGGTGGACGCAGAAACGCTGGACAAGCTGATCGAAGCCGCCGTTTTCGACCTGCCGAAGTACTTTGTGCTGGAAGAGACTGAAAAAGCGGAGTGATGGAACATGGCGGATAACGTTTCGCTGAAAATATGGAACGCGATAGAACCGCTTGTAAACCGCAAAATTGAAGAACAGACGCGAAACTGTCAGCGCATGAAAAGCATGACGGTCAGCACAGCCTACAGCGCCCAAACGGGCGTTGTAGGCGTTCAGGAAGCGTTCGGAAAAGAAATTTTTCTTCCGGTCATCAGCACGATAGACACGGGCAAACTGACCGTTGGGGCGAACGTATGGGTATCGATGCCGTACAGCAGCATGAGCAACGCTATCGTGACCATGATGGGGAATGGGGATAATGGAAACAGCGGTTACGATGTGGCAAATAATCTGACTACGCCGGAACCGAACGTCGCCGTGCTGGACGCTTATCAGGGGAAAGTGCTGCTGGATATGGTCGCCGCGCGGAACCTGCTGGATAATAGCGATTTTACGAATCCGGTGAACCAGCGGGGAGGGACAAACGGTACAGTTACAGCGTGGACGTATTTTATCGATCGCTGGCAGGCGACGGACGCTACTTTGACCTATTCCATCGGCGCGGATGGTCTGCATCTCACCGCCGGGGATGCGTGGATGGCCCAAAACGTTCAGTCGAGCGAGACCAAGGTGGGAACTACCTATACACTCGTTGTAGGCTTTAGCGATGGGACATTTACACTCTGCACGGGTGCTCTTCCTGCTGGGGAAACGTCATGGACGGAATTTGCCGGGGAAAACGACGAAAACTGCTACGTCCGCATGGCCAAGATCACAGGGGCGGTCATAAGCTGCTCGTTCAAGCCAAAAAAGACGGTTGTTGTGACTTGGGCCGCCCTGTACGAGGGAACCTACACCGCCGACACCCTGCCGCCGTATGTGCCCAAGGGGTATGCGGCGGAGCTGGCGGAATGTATGAGGTACGCCATTGTGTTGCCAAACCAGATGCGCATACGTGCTGCGACGATCAGTAATAACACATTGGAGGTGTTCGTGCCGCTCCCAATGTTGATGCGTTCCGGGGGATTTCCTTCGCTTCAAGGCGCGGATTTTGCCGTTGTGACCATGACGGGAGATGTACAATCAGGATTTGCATTCAGCGTCTTGAGTATTGGCACAAATGGATTTACAATGCGCGCGACAAAAACGAGCCACGGATTATCAGATGCTGACATCAGGACAACGGCATCGACCGTTGTATCGCGTGACCTGTAAAGGAGCACCCTATGGGAATGAATCCATACGCCGTGCTGGTGCGCACGGACGAACAGAACCGCATTATCGAGATCAATAGCAGCGCCTTTGTGACCGACGTGGACGGCTGGGTACAGATCGACGAGGGCGACGGCCTGATCTGCCGGGCGTGGAGACGGAAAATAATCGGTATTCTGGAATAAGGAGAATGGTATGGGCGAGAGTTTATTAGTAAGGCGCGGGGGGGAAGCAAACTCTACTCCCGTACTGGACCCCAACTACCCGGCGAACGCGACCGTATGGGCGGGAGAAACGGCGACCTTTCAGGTACAAATTGCCACGGACGGCGTGCCTGCGGAATACACCTATCAATGGTATAAAAACGGGAACCTCATCACAAATGCGACGGCGGCAACGCTGAACCTGACGGGCCTGACCACGGCAACCACCGCGACCATCTACTGCGTGGTGACGAACAAGGCCGGGGAAGTGACCAGCCGGGTGGCCACGCTGACGGTAAAGAACCCCAACATGACCTACACCTACACCGGCAGCCATGAGAAGATCGACGACGGAAGCGGCAACTGGCGCATCAAGTTCAAGAGCAGCGGCACGCTGAAATTTACCAACCTTGGCAAATGGGACGGGCTGATAGACGTGTTCCTCGTGGGCGGCGGCTGCGCGGGCGGCAGTGGCAACTGGGATGCGAATAACGGCTATGTTTTGTTTAATGATGCGGCGACCACCGAGACCCAGAAGAGCATTCAGGCGGCAGTGAACACGGCCTATAGCATCGTGATCGGTGCGGGCGGACAAAGCGCCTTTGCGTCGGGCGGAAGCACCAGCGCATTGGGCGTGACGGCGAACGGCGGCACGAAACTGGGAGGCGGCAGCGGCGGCGGTGCTTATGGCAATACTCAGGTGAACAACGGCGGCTCGGACGGCGGCAACGGCGATCCGCAGGACGCCGCCAACATCGGCATTGACCATTGGGGTTCCCCCGGTAAGGGACAGGGGACGACCACGCGGGAGTTTGGTGAACCCACCGGCACGCTGTACGCGGGCGGCGGCGGAGCTGGCGGCAACGGTTCCGCACAGGCCCATGGCGGCGCTGGCGGTGGCGGAAACGGCGCGTGGAATGGACACCAGCCCACCAGCGGCGAGGCCAACACCGGCGGGGGTGGCGGCGGCATGTACTACAACCTGACGAACGTCGGCAAGGGCGGCAGCGGTATTGCCGTTATTCGGAATCACAGATAAGGAGGCAAAGCATGAACGAGACGTTTTATGCGCTTGTGGAAAACGGCGTGGTAACGAACGTGATGGTGCTATACCCGCCCAGCGCGGCAGAATTTGCGGGGGCTGTGCCCTGCGGGGACTTGCCCGTGGCGGTCGGCGACACCTACGACGGAGAACATTTCTTCCGGGACGGGGTGCAGGTGCTTTCCGCGCTGGAACAAGCCCAGAAGGACGCGGAGGACATGCAAGCGGCGCTTGAGCTGCTGGGCGTGGGAAATAACACGGAAGTGGCGGAGTAATGGGCAAATACTACGACGCGGCGCTGGTGCTGCGGGGGATCATGGACAAGGCCGGGGCCATGCTGACGGACGAACAGGCGTTGACCGTGCCAGGGCTATACAAAAAATGGAATGAAAAGGCCAAGTACGCTGTTGGCGACCGGGCACTGGATGATGGAGTATTGTACCATTGCCTTACGAATCACACAGCACAAAGTTCTTGGCGACCCTCTGTATCGCCCAGCCTGTGGGCTAAGGTGCTGACCGACCCCAGCGGCGCTATCCTGCCATGGGTACAGCCGGGCAGCACGAACCCTTATATGATGGGCGATAAGGTGACGCACATCGGAAAAACGTGGGAAAGCCTTGTGGACAATAACGTTTGGGAGCCGGGCGTGACCGGAACGGAAAGCCTGTGGAAGGAAGTGGCGGCATGATCGGCTTTGTGGTCGGCTTTGTGGTCGGCGGGATCGTCGGCTTTGCGGTGGCCGCGCTGCTGGCGGCGGGAAGGAGCGAGTTATGACCGGCGAGAGAGCCGCTGCCTTCGCCCGGTCGAAGATCGGACAGGGGTATATCTACGGGGCCAAGGGCCAGACCTGCACAGCGGCCTTCCGGCGGAAGCAGGCAGCCCAATACCCCGATCAAGCCCAGAATATCCTTGTCACCGGGGCCAAGTGGGACGGGCGGCCCGTGTGGGACTGCGCCCAGCTGACGCGATACGCCGCCAAGGCGGCGGGGGTGGAGCTGCCCAGCGGGGCCACCAGCCAATGGCGCAAGGCCCCGTGGAAGCGCAAGGGCACCATCGACACCCTGCCGGATGGCGAAGTGGTCTACCTCTACCGGCAGAAAGGCTCCATCATGCAGCACACCGGCCTCGCGCTGGGGGACGGCACCTGCGTCCATGCACGGGGCACGGCCTACGGCGTAGTGCATCAGCCGGTCAGGGACTACCCGTGGACGCACTGGGCCAGCCCATGGGAAGCGGAAAGCGCTCCCGAGCCGGTTGAAACCGTTGAACCCATGACCGAAGCCATGGTGTACGCCGACAACGGCCTGCCGGTCAAGCTGCGGAACAAGCCCAGTCAGGGCGAGAACCTGTACTGGCACGTGCGGAGCGACACGCCTGTTACCATCCGCCAGCCGGGCGAAGAATGGTCACAGATCACAGCGCTATGCACGGATGGAATCCGCCGCACCGGCTGGATGATGTCGCGATTTTTGGTACAAGGATGAAATTTTGTGCCATTAAATCAAGAAAATATGAAAATTCATGCCGAAAAGGAGGTGAGAACGAAATGACTACCAGCGAAATCATCTCCTTTGCGGCCATGATCGTCGCCCTGCTGATGCTGATCCTCACAGGCCGCCGGGACACGAGGGGCGGAGCGTCCGAACAGGGCGAGGTCAAGAGCACCCTCCGGGGTATCGCTAACGGAGTGGACGACATCCGCGTGGAGCAGCGGGCCATGCGCAACGATATCGTCAATCTCTCCGTCCGGGTGGGGAAGGTGGAAGAAAGCGCGAAATCCGCCCACCACAGGATCGACGCACACGAAACGAGGATCAATAAACTGGAAAGCGAGGAGCAAAAGAAATGAGGAAGATCATGGTATGGTTGCTGGCACTGCTGCTCCTGCTCACGCCCGTCTGGGCGCTGGCGGAGGAAAGCATCCTGAAACAGGTGGACTGGACGCAGGTGGTCGTCTCCATCATCGGCGCGCTGGCGGCGGCTATGTCCGCACTGCTGGCGCGAGTATGGATGCGCTACGTGCGCCCATGGCTGGAGAAGCGGGATATGATCGACGCGGCGAAGATCGCCGTGGAAGCTGCGGAAGCCATGCTGGGCCGGTATCTTGGGGAAGACAAATGGGCATATGCGCTGAACAGAATGAAAGATATGGGATTTAACATCGAATCGGAGGTCGTGCTGGACGCGCTGAAAGCCGCGTGGAAGCAGCTGGACTTGAAGCAGCTCGCCTCCGGGGAGAAGACCAAACCGCCTGAGGAAGCCTCCGCTGCCGATCCTGCCGAGGTCGCGGAGGGCTAACCCATGGAGCACGGCCGGCAGGATTACGAGAGGGTCATTGATCTGTGGGTGCGCAGTGAGCGCGACCGCAGAGCGCTGAAACGTAAATACCTCGACGGCATCTGCTATGAGCAGATCGCCGACGAGCTCGGAATCAGCCCTAGAACCGTGCAAAACATTGTGAACAGGTGGCGAATAACCGTGGAAAGCCACCTGTAAATTCAAAAGGCCGCCCTTCGTGGGCGGCTTATTTTTTTTGAAATTATTCGAAGAAAATTGTAAAATAGTATTGACGTACTACTAGTATTGTGGTATTATATAACTGTGCTAAGAAGCACAGAATAAAAAGAAAAACCAAATGATGGAGGAAATAAAAATGAAGTACCTGAACAGCAAAAAGGATTATCTGATGAAGGGTTATGCCATCATGTACCGCGGAAAGGCCTATTGGCTGAACTATGCGACGATGGAAATCTATGCCACCAGTCAGGAAAGCTTTATGGCCGGTGTTATCAATGGCTACAAAGTAGCGGATATCAATGCCGATGGTCAGATCGTAAAGGCATAAGAATAAAGCCCACGCCGGGCGGGCCAAAGCCCGGCAGAAGGAGGGTAAAAATGAACAGTTACAACAAGGCGCTCTACACCGCCGACGACGTTACAATGATGATTGATGATTGGTTTTTTGACAATGCCGATATGGAGGATGTGTATGGAGAGCTTGTCCTTGACGGCGGCCCGTATTATGACGATGGATACTGGCAGCAACTCGCCCATGACGATAAGTGCGACTATCTGCTTATCGCCGACGCAGAGGGCAACATCCAAATCGAATATCTTGGAACTCGCTAACCCGGCCACCGCCGGGCGGGCCAAAGCCCGGCAGAAGGAGGAACCAATATGGAAATGGAGCTTGTTTACAAGGAGCGGAATGAACTCAAGGCGAAGATCGAAGCACAGGGCATCGGAGCGCCGACGCGGTGGATCGAGCTTGCCACCTCGGCCATGGCCGGGAATAAGGCCGCCAAGGCTGAATGCGCGGAGTTGCTGGGGCGGGAGGTCAAGACGATGCTTGACCTGTATAATATCCAGTCCGCTGCTTTTGACGTTGCTACGCCGGGCGAGCGCCGCCGGTCGGAATCTTCCGCGATTCGGGCGCTGAATACCGGGCACAGCGCCAAAAATGATGCGAATGCCTACCTTGCGAACCGGCTCGGCTCAATCCGCCGGGAGAAAGGCATGACCCAGAAGGAGCTTGCCAAAAAGGCTGGCGTTGCGCTGGTGACGCTCCAAAAGCTGGAAAATGGTTCGAACATCCTGCTCCATGCAAGGACGGAGACCACCGTGGCGCTAGCGAAAGCCCTTGAAATCTCCGTGGAGGAATTGATCAATGGGGCGGGCGCTTGATCTGGACGGTCAGCGCTTCGGGCGGCTGCTGGTGCTGGAAAGGGTCGGGGCCAGCATTCCGGGAGTTCAACTCCCGGAAATTTTTTTACAGAAAATTATATATTCGTATTGACTATTTATCCAAAAAGATATATAATAATGTCGTAATCAAGAAGGAGCCGCGGGTGGGAAAAGCCGCCGGGCGATAGGAGATAGAATCATGAGCGCGATCAAAATTGAAACCAAAGGCGAAAAAATCTACATTGCCAGCCCCTACAATGCTGATTTTGTCAGCCGCATTAAATTGATCGGAGGAAAATGGGACGCTGGTTCCCACCGCTGGGCGATCAAGGCCGATGCGCTGGAAGCGGCCCGGAAAGCCATGATGGAAGTTTATGGGGAGACGGATGAGGCCCCAGCCGCCGAAACCGTGACCATTGTCCTTGAGTTCCGCGCCGAGATGGTCAAGGCCAAAGGCCCGATTACAATCGCGGGAAAAACCATCGCCGCAGCTTTCGGTCGTGACAGCGGAGCCAGAGTCGGGGATGATGTGGCCTTTATCGCTGGAGCCCCCGAAAGCTGCGGAAGCGTGAAAAATTGGAGCACTTGCATCCCGGAAGGAAGCGTTTGCGAGGTTTACCGCGTCCCCAAGGCTGTCGCGGAAAATGTGATCGCAAATACTGACGCGGCGTACAAAGCCCATATCAAGGGCGGCGTAAAAATCGACCGCGAGAAGCTGATCGCAGAAAAACAAGCGCTGCTGGCCCGCCTCGCGGAAATCGACCAGCTGTTGGGCGAATAAAAAAGAGCGCTTGCGCGCTCTTTCTCGCTGAACATATCAGCAAGTTGCTATTTTGATCCGCTCTCTGTGAGAGACAAATTCTTTATAACATATCGTCCAAGCAAAGTCAAGGGGGAAAATCCATGACGCAAAAAGACATCATCGACAAGTATGAAGCCACCAAAAGCATGAAAGAGACTGCCAGAAAATTAAAATTGTCGCAGCAGACGGTTCGCCGCGTATTGATCTCCAACGGCATCTATCCGTCGGAACGAACGCGGGAAGTCGCCCGCTTGTGCCTGATGGGAATGACCGTGCCGGAGATCGCCGAATATCTCGGGATATCCCCAAAAACCGTACAGACAAACTTGCCTTATTCGAAGGGCGGCTATGCGACAAGCCAAAAGACAATAAATGCCGAAAGAATCGCTGATTGTCGCATACGTAAAAAATTAGGGCTGCCGCCAGCGAAAAGAGAACAGGCTCCGCACAGTAAATATACGGACAACCCGATCAACAATGCCAGACTCTCCAAAAGAATGACGCAAAGGAAATTGGCTGCAATAATCGGATGCAGCCCTGGCACCGTCTCTTGTTGGGAACGAGAGGTACAGTCGCCCAGCCCCCAAAATTTGGAAAAACTCCAAGAAGTGCTCGGCATCGAAATGAAGGAGGAATCCCATGCCAAGAACTAGCCCCCGCGCCCGTGGCGCACAAAGTCCCATCGCCGCCGCCCGGATCGCCGCCGGGCTGACCCAAGCCCAGCTGGCGGAAGCAGTCGGATGCAAGCCGCTGGCGGTCTCCCGATGGGAGCACGGCCAGAGAGAACCATCTGCCATTATTTTGCAGCGTGTTGCCCATGTGTTGGGCTGCACCATGGAAGATTTATTGAAGCCAATCAAAACCGGGGATTGATTCCCCGGCTCTTTTTTTTTGCTCTTTTTTTGCCACAAACTTGCTGAAAACTTGCTGAAAACTTGCTGAAAACTTGCGCCGCCCTTTCATGGCGCTCTCTCCCCATCTGTGGGAAACTATCCCCAGAAGGGAGCGTGAGACTATGGCGAATTTCCCACCCTACCAAATGCCACAGACCTACCAGCCGCCCATGTATCAGGCGGCGTATCAACAGCCAGCCTATCAGCCAGCCCAACAGGCCCAGAGCGGCCTCAGCGGGCGCATGGTCACCAGCCGGGAGGAGGCGCTGGGCGTGCCGGTGGATTTCATGGGCGGCCTGATGATCTTCCCGGACGTGAGCCACGGCGCGATCTACACCAAGCTGTTTAACAGCCAAACGGGCCAGACCGATTTTGCGGAGTACCGCCGGGTCGCCCGGCCCGAGCCCAAAACAGAGGCCCCGGAGGCCTACGCGCTGGAGAGCGACGTGAAGGCCCTGCGGGATCAGGTGGCGGAGCTGACGGGCCAGATCGACGCGCTCAAGACGCGCCGCCGCGCCCAGAAGGAGGCGGCGGAGAATGAATAACCCCCTCATGATGCTTTTGCAGGCCGCACAGGGCGGCGGCGACCCAATACAGATCCTCAGCCAGCTGGCCGGGAATGACCCAATGATGGCCCAAGCCCTCAAAATGGTACAGGGTAAGACTCCCGACCAGCTGCGCCGGATGGCGGAGAACATGGCCCGGGAGCGGGGAACAAGCCCGGAGGCGATCCTCCGGGGGCTGGGTATCAGATCATGAAGCACCCGCGGGAGCGCGCGGCCCGCGCTGCGAATATAAGATAAGGAGCGATAACACTATGGCGGATAATGATTTTTCCAGCGGCTACGCGGTAGGCGTAAGCGAAGGCCGAAACAACTCCAACGGGATGTTCGGCGATGGGAACTGGCTCTGGATCATCGTGGTCTTTGCCCTGCTGTTCGGCTGGGGCAACGGCGGCTTCGGCGGTAACCGGGGCGGACAGGGCTCGGCGGTGGACGGCTACGTCCTCACCAGCGACTTCGCAAACCTCGAACGGAAGATCGACGGAGTCAATAACGGACTCTGCGACGGCCTGTATGCTCAGGCTCAGCTGGTAAACGGTGTTCAGCAGAGCATGGCCAACGGCTTTGCTCAGGCGGAGCTTTCCCGGGCCAACCAGCAGACGGCCCTCATGCAGCAGCTCTACACCATGGGCGCGGCCAATCAGCAGTGCTGCTGCGAGACCCAGCGCCAGATGGAGCGGGGCTTTGCGGACATCAACTACAACATGGCCACTCAGGCGTGCGACACCCGCAACACCGTCCAGACGGCGGCTCGGGATATCATCGACGCGCAGAACGCCGGTACCCGCGCCGTGCTTGATTTCCTGACGCAGGACAAGCTGGCGACCCTGCAGGCCGAGAACCAGTCTCTCAAGCTGGCGGCCAGTCAGGCCACCCAGAACAACTATCTGGCGGGCGTGATGAGTCAGGAGACCAATCGGATCATCAATCGGGTGGCCCCCTACCCCGTCCCTGCCTATCAGGTAGCAAATCCTCTGGCCGGTTGCGGCTGTAACTCGGGCTATAACGGCTGCGGCTGCTGCTAATCCCCGTAAGGGTGACAATTCGGGGCGGGAGTCATCCCGCCCCTGAGAAAGGAATGAACATCATGGCCTGTAAAACTGTTTGTCGGCTCTGCGACCGGCTGGTGATCTCTCAGGCGGTCACCTTCGCGGGCGGAGCGCTGACCATCAACCTCCCGGCGGGGAGCTACCGAAACGGCCAGAAGTACTGCATCGTCGTGGCTCAGTCCATCCCGGACACCGCCACCATCAACGCGCCCGTAGTCGTCACCATCGGCACGGGGACGGCCCAGTACCCGCTGACCAAGTGCAACTGCGCACAGGTAACGGCCTGCGGAATCCGCACGCGCACCAAGTACTCCACCGTCGTCGTCACCACGGCCACCGGCGGGACGTTCCGCTTGCTGGGCCGCCCGGCTTGCGCGCCGAACAACGCACTTGAGTCCATCAACGGGACGGCTCCCGCCGCTGAGGCAGGAGGTGGCACGACGTGAACGGTATCACCATGAGGATGCTCACCCGCCCCCGAGAGGAGGGCGAGGAGGAACGCCGCCCGGAGGAGACTCGCAGACGGAGGGAACGCGACTGGCCGGAGGAGCGGCGCACAGAGGCCTACGGCTACCCGATGGAGCGCCGCATGACGGCGGATCCCTATCGGCATCAGCCGGACTACACGGAGCCGCCCCGGGCGGGTCTCTATGACGGAGGCCGCCTCGGATTCGGAGCCGCCCACTACGACGGCGGCATGACCCGCGCGGACGATCACAAGCCCACGGCCATCAAGGCCACCGGCACGGTCTGGATGGACTCCCACACAGCGGCGGAGGAATCCTCCGGCGAGATCGACCAAGAGTCGGCCATGCGCTGGGTACAGAGCATGGAGGGGACGGATCCCAACCATCCCCGCGGCGGGAAGTGGTCGCCCGAAGCGCTGAAACCTCTGGCGCAAAAGGAGGGCTTTCCCACCGACGGCCCGGAGTTCTGGGCCTTCTACGCGGTGGCCAACGCCATGTACAGCGACTACGCCGCCACGGCCAAGCGCTACGGCATCCACAGCCCGGATTTCTACGCGGACATGGCCGCCGACTTCATCCGTGACGCGGACGCACAGCCGGACAAGGTCGAGCGCTACATGCGCTATATCGTCCGCAAATAACAAGACCCCCTGCCACATCGGCAGGGGGAATTTTTACGCCGCCAGTTGAAATATCGCGCATCCATGATATAATAGGAAAGTCATGCAAGACTCCGTTGCTCTGGTGCAAAGGTTCGGATTATGCCGGGCTTGGTGTACCACATCCACCAAACCCGAACCAGAAATCTCCTCCCCACGGCCCGCCAGATTGTAGGCCACGAGGACAGAGACCTTCTGGTTCGGGCTTTGTTGTACCACGATCTTATTCACCAGCATATCAATGACGTTCCTCATATAGTCCTCATCCTCCAGACATCCGTCCGCAAAACAGGATAACCACCGCAGGATATCCACCTCCGTCAGCTCGGGCGCGCCGCGCTGCTCATCGGCCAGCTCGGCGGCGATGATGGCTTTGCGCCCCTCCAGCTCGTTAATGCGCCCCACCAGCGTGGCGGAGGTAGCGCCCTGCTCCACCATGCGCAGGAGGTTGTCCAGCGAGCGCGTCACCTCGTCCAACTGGCGGCGGAGGGACACGGCGGCGCTGTCGTCCTCGGCCTGACGCTGATATTCAGCCGCGGCGGCGTGGGCCAGTACCTTGATGTTGTCCGGGCTTAACAGCGTCCGGGCGTGCTCCACCACCAGCCGCTCCAAGTCGTCCTTGCGGAGGGTGGGCATCTTGCAGCCGAGGCGGCGCTTGCGCCCGCTGCACGCGTAGTAGTAGTACCGCGTCCCGGAGTGGTTGTGGCCGCTCTCCCCCGCCATGGGCTTGCCGCACGCGCCACAGTAGAGCTTGGTGCTCAATAGATAGTTGATCGTGGCCTTGGTGCGCCCGGGGGCCGTCGTGTTTTTGCGGAGCCGCTCCTGTACCCGGCGGAAGGTGCCGGGGTCGACGATGGGCGGGACTTGCCCCACCAGTTCCACCTCGCCGTTATAATGATAGGTGCCGATGTACTTCCTGTTGGACAGCAACGCGTTAAAGGACGAGCGGTTGAACGCCTTCCCGGCCCGGGTGCGGTAGCCCTGCGCATTCAGCTCGTCCGCGATCCGGGCGAGGCTCATCCCATCGGCGTAGCGCTCAAAGGCCAGCCGGACGGCGGGCGCGGTGGCCGGGTCGATCTGTAGCCGCTTATCCACGGACACATAGCCCAGCGGGATGGTGCCGCCGGTGGACAGGGCCTTGGTGGCGTTCTCGTGCATTCCTCTCGTCACGTCCTGTGCGAGGGATTTGCTATAGAACTCGTCCAAACTCTCAAAAATGCCCTCGATCAGCGCGCCCTCCGGGTTGGCGCTGATGGGTTCGCACGCGCTGACCACCTTCACGCCATTCTGCCGGAGCCGGGCCTTGTAGACGGCGCTGTCGTACCGATTCCGGGCGAAGCGGCTGAACTTGTAGACGATGACCACCTCAAAGCCCCGGCGGCTGCTGTCCCGGATCATCCGCTGGAAATCCTCCCGGCGCTCCACGTCCCGGCTGGCGGACAGGGCCCGGTCGGTGTACGTGTCCACGACCTCGTAGCCCTCCCGGGCCGCGAACTCCTGACAGACCCGGAGCTGTCCCTCGATGCTGATCTCCTGCTGCTTCTCCGAGGAGTAACGGGCGTAGATAACTGCTTTCATCCGCTCACCCTCTGACCGGCGAGCCAACCGCCGCGTGGCCGTAGCGGATCAATCCACGATCCCCGCCGGTCACGTCCCAAGCAAACCATAGACAGATGACGACCAAGATCACAAGCAAGGCCAGCGCCACCACGCGCCAGACGCGCATCTGCTTTACTTCGGCGCGGAGGTGCTGCTCCCGCGCCTCGATCTCCGCGGCGTGGGCCTCTTTCAGGTTTTCCAGCGTGACGGCGGCGTTCCGTTCCATTACTTCCATTTCCCGCCGGTGGGCAGCCTTCATGTCGGGGACGTACTCGCTGCCATAGCTGGGCTCGGGCTGGGGATCCTCCGATTCTTCCGGCGGAGGATCCAGCGGAATGCCAAGCACCGCACAGATCGAGAAGACCCGGTCAAAGGCGGGAACCGTCGAAGTATTAAGGAAGTTGTCGATGGTGCCTTTCGAGTTTATGGTCAGATCGGCCAGTTTTTGGGAGGATATGCCCTGCCGGGCCATTTCCGCCCTGACGTGCTCCCGGAGCGCGTCCATATCATACGGCTGCATAGGATCCTGTTCGATTTTGTCCATGTTTCTGTCCTCTTTCCCCCAGAAAATTTTGTCGAACGCTGGCGACCGCCAGAAAGATGGGATTGCGTCCGCGCATAACGACGTGATACACCAGTATCAGCAACGGCCAGCGCTTGCACTGGCTCCATTATAGGACGGCTCGCCCGGAAATACAAGAGGAAAGGACGGAGGAATCACATGACAAATTATCAGGAAGAGATCATGCGGATGGTGAAGGAGATCCGCACGCCGGAGATCCTGCGGAAGATCTACCGCGTCGTGCGGATGATGTACCGGGCGGAGGTGGGCCGATGAGCGCCGACGACCGCGCCCGCGTGCTGGCGCTTTTGGAAAGTTTGTGCCAATTAGACCTGTACAAGGTGAAAATTTATGCCGAGACCCTGCTGGAAATACACGGGGGGATTGATAAAGCCACAGAGCCGCGTTAAAATGAGAAAAAGAACCATAGGGAGGACGCGTCTATGCCACTGATCGGGTACAGGGACAACTGTCTTTATTGCGAAATGCACGTTGCGGGAGTAACGCACAAAAATGGCCGTCGGTCACGTCAAACCATCCTGCGGAGGATCTACTGGGAGGACGAGCCATACGACAGCTTTAACGCCGTGCGGGACGTGGGCCCGAAGCTGACGGAGTTTGAGGGTCAACCGGCGGTCGAGATCTGGGTGCGCGGAGGCGAAGAGCCGGAAATGGTCGGCTATGTGCCGAAAACGGAACTACCCTTTGTCCTGTCCCACTGGGACAGATACGCCGGGGTCAGCTGCTTTGAGGTATCCGGCGGAGGGACGGACGCGGACGGCGAAAGACTCAACTTCGGCGCGCGTCTCGTGATGCGCTTTCTGGCGACCGACGAAGAAAAAAAGGAATACGACGAGAAACACAAAGAGGATCTGGAAAAAGCCAAAAGACAAGAGATCGTCGACCGGGAAAGAGAGGCCAGAGCCGCGCGCGCCCGTGCCGCGATCCAAGACCGGGCGGAAGCCGAAAAACGCGCCGAAGCGGCGCGGAAACAGGCGGAAGCCGAGAAAAAAGAAAAACAGAAAAAGGACAAGATCATCGCGGCTGGAATCATCGTGGCGCTCATGATCCTGCTGAAACTGCTGTTAAAGTAACCCTCCAACAGGGAAGACCCCCGGACACTACGTCCGGGGGTCTTCTTTTTGCATTTGGCTGTCCAGATACGCGAGGAACGCTTCCGCCAAGTCCGGCGGCATGTTGACCACGAACCTGACCAGCCGCTTCTTGGCCTCGCTCTGGCCCTCCATGGTGCGGGTGATGGACTGGATGTCGCTGCTCACCTGCGGGTCGATCATCTCCCCATCGCCGGTCTCCAACCACCGGCGGGAGATGCCGAACTCGGAACAGATCAGGCGGAGAACCTGCTCAGATGGTGCGCGATCTCCGCTTTCGATTCGCGAGATCGCCGCGCCAGTCACTCCGACCTTATCGCCAAAGGCTGCTTGATTCAGCCCGGACGCGAGCCGCACCTCTTTGATCCTGTCTTTCAATGCCCTACCTCCCTTCGTCAAATATTATACCAAAAAAATTTACCTGAGTCAAGAAAAATGCTTGACAATCTTACCAGAGTCATATATAATTGTACCAGAGTCAAGAGAGAGGAGGCGGACAGGATGAGTAAAGACAGTATCGCCAGCGTCATCATGGCCAAGGCGGCGGAAATGACCGACCGGGAAGCGGAGCTGGCCATGGCGGTAGCCGCCGCCATGCAGAGCGGCTACGAGCTGGGCCGGCTGAGCGCCCAGAAGGACGATAACAAGGCCAGCGCGTGACGCTGGCGGAGGGAGGAAAACCATGCCGAGATTGACACTGATGGAAGCCGTGGAGCTGCTGGAAGATGGAACCGAAATCACCGTCGAATGGGACGGGACAGCAGGGGTGTTAAACAGCCATATGCTGGCCAAGCTGGCCGGAAGGATCGTAACGAAAATCAAGCCGGTAAGCTGTGCCACCGTGATAGTGGATCTGGCGGACAGCGCGGCGCTGCCGGTCAATCCCTATCAGGCCTGCGTATAAACACCAAGGAGGAAATAGGACATGTTCAATAAAGCCCGATTCGACCTCATCCTCGCACTGACGGGGGAGAAGATGATCGACGCGGCGGAGGCGATGGGGATCTCCATGGCCACCCTGTACAACAAGCGCCATGGGAAAAACGACTTCACCAGCCGGGAGATCGAGGCGTTCTGCCGCCATTATATGGTCAGCCCCATGGACGTATTTTTCGAGGGGCTGGAGGACGACTTGCGCCGGGCCAAGGGGGCGAAAGCATGACAGAGCTGCGAATGCGGTCGTACCGCCAAAAGACCGCGCTGAGAGCGTGGACAGGCCCGGCTATCTATCACGGCATCGAGATCATCCCCCGGACGGGACTCAACCTGCTGCGCTACAAGCGCCGTCTGCGGCGGATGGCCGCGCCGGTGTGCCCGCCGGATAAGACTTGGGAGGTCGTGCTGCTGTTCATGGCGGCGGTGGGAATGTTTTTCTACGCCTTCCTGCGGTGGTGGTTCTTATGATAAAGAGCCATGACTTTCTCCATGCCGTGCCGGGCCAGATGGCGACCCGCTTTGACCTCGGGACTCACCTCTTTGCGCCGGACACGGTCACTGCTCCACGCCACACCTGCGCCGACCCGCGAAAGATCCGAAGCGTCAAGACGCTGGAAAGCCAGCTCTGTTACAACGCCCGGTACGCGGTGGATTACAAGGGCCGGAAAGTGCCCGAGAGAAAGGCCGACGGGCGGCGCTGGACGCTGAACCTCGGAGCCTGTATCGAGTGCGAGAGCCCCTGCGAGTACGGGATGGAGCGGCTGCGGAGGCTCAAGATCCACGAGCTGCTGGAACTGGGCTGCGGGGCTGACTGCCTCACCTGCCCGGAGCCCTGCCGGGTGTACAAGCTGGCCGTGGGGAAGATCGCCGCCGAGGAGATCCAGAAGGACGTGAAACGGAAACAGGCCGAGGCCTTCGCCCGGGCGGCGCTGGCTCAATATCTGCCGGAGGGCGCGAAGCACCAAGAACGAGAACAGCCCCCCAAAGGGAGAGCCCACAGACGGAGACCAAAACGCGCCGCAGGCGTGGAGTGGGCCGAAAAAAAGGGTGAGCGAAGCGAACCGAGGACGAGCACGGCGCGAAGAGCCAGCGCAGGACGAAGCCCACAATGCGCCGCAGGCGTGGAGTGGGCCGAAAAAAAGGAGGAGACCCAATGAACACGATGGCCTTGGACACACAGGCCCGGACGATCCTTGCACAGGACACCGCCAGAGCCGCCCTGAGAGCGATCCAGTCCCCGGCCTATCTGGACGAGTGCGAAGCGTGGGCCCAGAAGTGGTGGGGCCTCCCCTACGCCGTCGTCCGCCGGAAGACCCCGGAAGAGCTGGAGCCACAGCTGACGGCGTGGCTCGACACCCTGCGCCGCCCGGAGCCGGTGCTCTGCGGGAACGTGGAGGTCATCCCCTTTGAGCGGGGATAACATGGGGCTGGGAGTTCATCAGGGAAAGAACGTTGCCGAAATGCGCGCGGCTGTGCTAACGCGGCGAAGGTGCGGGTTCGACACCCGCCCGCCCCACCACGGTGCGTCTGGTCAACGTGCCGGTTGTCAGCCCCTCCTTGAGAGGGGGAAACTCTCCTTCCGTTGTGTGACAAAGCGGAAAGACGCTTGGCAGCCCGGACAGACGGGCATTTCATGGGGCGCACGGTTTGGGCACGGGAACACAGGAATCCCGCACTGGCCGGTTCAACTCCGGCTGGCCCCACAAGCTCCGGCTGTCTTAGCCGGGTTAACAACCAGATGGCGGTAACGCGCCGAAGCGGCTTGATCGCATGGTGCGGGTTCGATCCCCGCGGATAAGTCATGGAGCGCCAGCCGAAAGGCAGTGTGGTCAAGAAGCAACAGTAATCCCTCTCCTTGGGCAACCAGTATGCGGCAGAGCGAGAAGCCTGAAAGAGTCTGTACTGGCGGACTAGTAAGGCACGGCGGGTTCGGGGATTCCCGCCACACATGGGGCTGATCCAGCGTCCGCGGCGCTGGATGATTGCTGGCTCGTACCCAGTCGGCCCCACCAACCCCGGGCTGGACACACCCGGGTAGCACCTCAGGCATGGGGTGTCATTACCTCCTAGGGGCATGACCCCGACCCTACCCCTTAACCATCTTTTCGGGGCGGGCGGCCCTCTGGCGCACGGAGATCTGGTACGTCACCGGCGCTCTAAGAGGGCCTATTTTATGGGCTGAAAAAAGGCCCCGGCGAAAACGCCGAGGCCCGAACCAAAGGAAATAGGACTCTTGTATTATACCACGAAAAAACCGAGAAATCAAATCAAGGGAGGAAGGACAATGGAACGAAGGAAATGCCGCCGCTGCGGTCATCCCATGACGCGGATCATCACCCAGACCATAGAGCCGGGCGGAAGCCGCTGGAAGGCCTGTTACACCTGTCTCAGCTGCGGCCACAAGATCGTGGCTGCGCCCGCTGGGAGCCGGGCGGAGGCGGAAAAGGGGCTGGAAGACTTTGCGGCCATGATTGACCAAGAATATAAGACAGCCGACACACGATCTGCCGCGCCAAGAAAGCCCCAAACGGCGGAAGCCGACCGGGCGCTGAATGCCTACGGCCTCTACTGCCAACTGTGCGAGACACTGACCGGGAAGCCCATTGCCAAGATGGACGAGCTGCTGACCGCCGCCAAAAAGGCCCGGCGGGAGCAGGTTATCAGTGATGGCGCGTACAAACAGTGCGAAGTAGAAAACACCAAGCTGAAAGAGATGGCGGCGGAGGATATCCTGCGGGCGGCGCTGAGCGGCTACCCATGCAACAGCTGCGTGAACAATACGCTGGATGTGTTGTGCGACTGCGACTGCGCGGATTGTGAGCACCATTGCACGTGCCATGAGTGCCACGACAGCGAGAGCTATGTATGGAGGGGCGGGAAATGAGCGAACTGATCGAGCGCAAAGAAGCCATAGAAGCGATCAAAAAGTACGGGAAAGACGCGCTGTCTGCCGGAAGGAAGCATATTGACCCGGTGGATGACATCGTCGAGTTGTGTAACATGCTCGCCGCGCTGCCCGCTGTTGACGCTGCGCCGGTGGTGCATGGGGAATGGATAGGCGAATCTGATGGTTACGCCGACGGTGAACTGGTGTACGATGTGTGGAATTGCTCAAAGTGCGATTACTGCATAGACGATGGCACAGACAATCCAGAGCTGTTGCCAAATTATTGCCCCAACTGCGGCGCGAAGATGGACGGGGAGGGGGATGCCGAATGACCTACAGACCAATCTTGTTCAACACCGATATGGTACGAGCCGTTCTGACGGGTCAGAAAACGCAGACACGGCGGGCGATAAAGCCGCAGCCCAAAAACCCAAAATGGAACAATATCGGTTGGCTCGGTTGGGATGACGGACATGGCTACCGCATGAAGTCTCCTTGCGAAGTTGGAGATGTTCTCTGGGTTCGGGAAACGTGGAGTACCACGGACAAATGCGGCCTTTATCCGAACTGGCCCAGCACTGGAATTCACTACATGTACAAAGCCGACGATCCGACCTGCGATTCGGCAAAGGGAGCCCGCTGGTATCCTTCCATCCATATGCCGAAAGAAGCCGCCAGAATTTTTCTTCGAGTGAAGGAAGTACGGGTAGAGTTTTTGCAGGATATTAAGGCAGATGGAATCAGTGCAGAGGGGATCACTTCCATAGCAGCTACCTGTGGGGATATGGAAATAGCGCTTGCCGAATGGGAAAATCTTTGGAACAGCACAATCAAAAAAGCCGATCTGCAGAAATACGGCTGGGATTCCAATCCCTGGGTCTGGGTCATCGAATTTGAACGCTGTGAAAAGCCGGAAGGGTGGGATAAAAAATGACCGAAACGCCGAAGTGCCCCTATTGCGGGGCGGAATTGGAAGTAACCCATGCTTTTGTGAACGATGCTACCGCAGCACATAAGCTGGTATACACCTGCTTCTGCCGAGAATGCGGAGTATACACGCCCAAAAGGTCAACGCCGGAGGGAGCCCTTTCCGCCGCCCTCCACCGCGCCGAGCCGGAAATGCGGCCCCTGACGCTGGAAGAGCTGAAGGCCCATTGCGCGAAAGGGCGGGATGCTGAACCGCTGTGGGTGGAATTCAAGGAAGAATGCGCTATTTCCAGATGGATTTTTGCGGTTATCCCACCTGATGTTATCGACAGACCTGTCCTTTCCGAGTGGATAGCAACGGACAGAAGCGAAAAATACGGGAAAGAATGGCGCTGCTGGCCCCGGAAGCCTACCAAGGAGCAGATGGCGGCGGAGAAGTGGGAGGAATGAACCCTGAAAATACTGATAGCATGTGAAGAATCTCAGACAGTATGCACTGAGATGCGACGCCTGGGACACGAAGCATACTCATGCGACCTGCAGGAGCCGTCTGGCGGGCACCCAGAATGGCACATCATGGGAGATGCGCTGGAATCGCTGAAGGGCGGGACAATCGTAACAATGGACGGAGAAACGCACTGCGTCCCAAAGTGGGATATGCTGATTGCTCATCCGCCGTGCACATATCTTACAAACGCGGGAGCCGTCCGGATGAGAGTAAACGGAGAAATTGTTTTGGAAAGATATGCAAAGGCCATGGAGGCAAAAGAGTTTTTTATGGCCTTCTGGACGGCGGACATTGACAGGATCGCCATTGAGAATCCAACGCCGATGCGGCTTGTGCAACTGCCGCCGTACTCCCAGGCGATACAGCCTTATGAGTATGGACATCCATACAGCAAGCGCACATGCCTGTGGATTAAAAACTTGCCGCCGCTGATCCCGACAAAAATCATCGCAGAGCACACGCCTTACGTAAACGGCGGATACAAAGACGCAAATGGCAACTACAGGCGATTCCAGGGCCGCAAAGAACGCGACATGAAAACGCGCTCGAAAACATTCCCCGGCATCGCCCGCGCCATGGCGGAACAGTGGGCCGGAAAAGCGGAGGTTGAAACGCTATGACCTGCAAGCATATATCTGCCCTGCTGGTGCTGGCGCTGGCCGCTATCGCCCTGACCGTGTGCGCGGGGCTGGCCGCCGGGCGGAACATGTGGCCGTGGATCGTCGGCTACTGGGCGGTGCTGACAATCAAAAATATCGTGGACTGGATAGGGAGGGAAAAAGAATGACCATCAAAGGGCTACAAAAGCTGATCGGCAAGGATGCCTACAACCTGACGCTCATCAACTGCTACGGAGCTGGGGGCATGATCGTCCGCCAGCACCTGAGCGTGTGGGGGCGGGCGATCTACCCCATGGACGGACTGCCCGTCATGGACGAGGAGACGCTGCTGGCGGTGCTGGACGTGCCGCGGGAAAAGTGGAAAAACTGCCACGTGCTGACGGCGGACGCGGACAGCACCCTTCTGACGGCGATGATGGAGGACAATCTGGACAGCGACCGCCCGCTGGAGGAGATGGGCATTCAGCTCATCACCGGCGAAGGGGGGTACAAGTTTCTGCTCGACCCGCTGCGGGACGAGTGCTATGCCATCCGCCCGGAGTACCTCAAGCCCATCGGCCTGACCAGCGAGCACACGTACTGGCTGCGGGAGACCGGCTGGGACGACAAGACCGGCGAGGCCAAGCACGTGATCGTCGTCAAGCTGGGGATGCAGAACGTGGCCGCCATCGCCCAGAACATCGACTGGGGAAGCGACGAGAAGACCGTAGCCCAGCTGGGCCGGATCTGCGACAAGGCCCGCACCATCCAGCGGGAGCGGGCGCTGTATGCCGGGGAGGAAAAAGAGGAATGACCATCACAGAGGCCACCCGCCGAGCCATGGCGGAGGGGAAGAATATCGCCCGTCGCTGGTACGACCGGCGGATCATCATCAAGCCGGAGACCTCGCCGGACTGCTGCCTGATCTGGGTGGAGGGAAGCAGACGGCCGCCCGCCGTGCGGTGGAACCCGGACGCGGACGACCTGATCTCCGACGCGTGGGAGGTCACGGGTGACTGGTATGAACCGTGACCCTCTATATATAGTAGAAACACCTGCGGAGCCTACAGATAGTGCCGAGCCAAGCGCCCCAGAAGGACGCGGGCCGACAAAACGAATCCCTCTCTGCTGCCAGCGTTGCGCCCACTACCGCCCGACCTTCTACCTCAAGATCGGGCGGGAATGCGCGGCCTTCGGTACGGTTGCGGGGGTGCTGGACGATAAGTGCGGGTTTTACGCGCCGAAATGACGCGGGGCGGATAGCGCCCTATACGACCCTGTAACACAATTAACTATACGCACATATGCATGATTACTCATATGTGCGGGAGCCGACAAAGGGGGAGGGGGTACGCCCTAGGGCGACCGGGGGAAACGTCAGGTTTCCCCCACTCGCCCTGGGCCCTCCCGAGGGAAAGAGCCAAGGGGAAGGACGAGACCATCATGGGCTATTACGAGAAGCGGATCCAGTCGGGGCCGTATCTGGAGGTGTACCGCTACCATGCCCTGCGGTCGCCGGGGAAACAGACCCCAAGGGGCCCGGCGGAGCGGGACACCACCGAGTATCAGGAGGAGCTGAACTCCGTCGCCGCGTGGAAAAAGCTCTTTCGGCTGGAACTGTGTAACTTCAGCCGGGCGGCGGGCGACCTCTTTGTGACCGTCACCCACCGGGAGCGGATCACCGAGGCGGACGCTCTCCGGGAGGAGCGGAACCTGATCGCCCGGCTCAAGCGGCTGCGGAAGCGGCTGGGCCTCTCCGATCTGAAGTACATCGCCGTCACGGAGGAACAGGGGCGCTGGCATACCCACCTGATCCTCAACGGCGGCCTGACGCTGAAACAGCTGGTCAAGGTCTGGGGAGACCGGGGCCGGGTAGCGGTCTCCACGCTGGAAGACCAGAACAACTACCGGGAGCTGGCCCGTTACCTGACGACAGACCACAAGGAGTGCCGCCGGAAGACGGACGAGCACGGCGACCCGGCACTCAAGACCCCGCGGCGGAAATATCAGCGCCGCTGGCACGCCAGCCGGAACCTTGCCCGGCCCGTGGAGAAGGTCAAGCCCGCGCCAAAGCCCCGTCTGGGCGAGCCAAAGCCGCCAAAGGGCTACAGGCTGCTGCCGGACTGGCGCTTCGGGGTGGACGTGCTGGGCTATTACTATGTGGACTACGCCTGCATGGAGGAGAAATGGGAGCCGAAACCGCCGAAGGGAGGAAAACGGAATGCCAAAAAATCCAAGGGAAGCCATCCCAGAGCCGACAGAGAGCGTAGAACAACAGCGGCTCTTCCAGTGGGCGCGGATGGCGGCGGGCGCTCACCCGGAGCTGGGTCTGCTCTACCACATCCCCAACGAGGGGAAGCGGAGCGTCAAGACCGGGGCGCGAATGAAAGCGGAAGGGCTGAAAAAGGGCGTGCCTGACGTGTGCCTGCCGGTGGCCCGGAGCGGCTGCCACGGGCTGTACATCGAGCTAAAGCGGGAGCGGAGCGGGCGCGCCACGCCGGAACAGGTGGCGTGGATGGACGCGCTCATGGCGGAGGGGTACGCCGTCAGCCTGTGCCACGGCTGGGAGCGGGCGGCGGAAGCCATCGAGGCCTACTTGGAGGGAGGCGGAGAGAGTGGAAAATGAACATCCATACCACAACGACCCCAAAAAGCCGCCGAATCCTGCCAAGGAGGCCCTGCGGGGCTACCGCTCCCTGCTGCGCCAGCGGGAGGAGGTGGAGCGGGAGGTGGAGGAGCACTACGCCCGGGCCACGTCCTGCACGGTGAGGCTCAAGCCCTACAAGGCGGCGGGCGGCTTCGCCAGCTACGACCGCATGGCGGAGGACGCGATGCGCGCCGCGGACGCGCGTCAGGAGCTGGCCGCTCTGGACGAGGCGCTGGCCGCCGAGCTGCGCCGCCTCCGGGAGATGCTCACATGGCCGGAGACGGCCAACCAGCGGGAGGTCATCCTCCGGCGCTACCTGCGTGGCCAGCGCTGGGAGGCCATCGCCGCCGCCATGTGCTGCGACAAGGTCACCGCGTGGCGCTGGCACGGAGATGCGCTGGTCACCATCAACCAAAGGCTGGCGGAGGAACAGAAGGAACAGTGAAGGAGGGAGCATCATGGAGATCATCATCAAGGGGATCGACGAGATCCGGCCCTATGAGAACAACCCGCGCGTCAACGACGGAGCCGTGGGCGCGGTGGCCGAAAGCATCCGGGAGTTTGGATTCCAACAGCCAATCGTGGTAGACCGGGACGGCGTGATCATTGCCGGTCACACCCGCTACAAGGCCGCGAAAAAGCTGGGGCTTACCGAGGTGCCCGTCGTGGTGGCCGGGAACCTGACGGACGAACAGGTCAGGGCCTACCGGCTGGCGGACAACAAGACCGGCGAACTGGCCGAGTGGGATTTCTCCGCCTTGGAGGAAGAACTGGCCGGGATCGGCGAGCTGGATATGAGCCTCTTCGGATTCGCGGACAAGGAGTCGGCGGAGGCGATGGATCTGAGCGACGAGCCGGAAGAGGGCGGAGACGGCGACGGAAAGCTGATGCATTGCCCGAAATGCGGCTTCGTGTTTGAGGTGAAACAATGAAAATCTGTGCCTACGTACAGGAAGCCTACGCGAAAGCGAATTACAAGAACGAGTGCATGGATGCGCGCCAGTTCGTGGGTCTGCGCGTGATCATCGACTGCCTCAACCGGGCGGGCTACGAGGTGGACTACGCCGGGATCGCCACCGTACACCAGTACGACGTGGTGCTGGTCAGCCTCACCAGCGACTGCGACTGGTGGTCGTACATCGCCGAACGCCAGCGGTGGCGGAAGGGAGATTACAAGGTGCTGATCGGCGGCGCGGGCGTGCTGCACGTGGTTCCCTTCCTGCGCTGGTTCTACGCCGTCATGTTTGGCCGGGGAGAAAACCTCATCGTGCCGCTGGTACAGTCCATCGAGCGGGGCGAGCGCTGGCACCGGGACAGCGTCCTCTATGCCGACGAGTTCAGTTATGACAGGATCTGGCGCATCGAACAGACGGACACGCCCTACCAGTACGAGCTACAGCTCAACGAAAAGAAGGTGTTTGTGGAGGAGGAGATCGGCTGTAACCACCGCTGCCTTTTCTGCGGGTACACATGGCAACGGAAATTCGTCAGCCCGCACAACGATTACCGCATGGGCTACGGACTTTTCTCCATGGAGGACAAGGAACGGGCCATGCTGGATCTGGACAAGGATCCTGACTGCATCGACTGGAAGCACCTGCGGACGACGGCCATTGACGGATTCAGCGAGCGGATCCGCTGCGGGGTCAACAAGCGGATCACCAGCCGGATCATGCACAACTTCCTGATGGCCATGCTGGCCTACGACGGCCCGGCTCATCAGATCAAGCTCTTTAACATCTGCGGATACCCAAGCGAGACGGACGACGACTGGCGCGAGTTCCTAGAGGAGCTGCGGCGGGCGGATCTGGAAAGCCCGAAGCGGGACAAACAGTGGAGCATCGTCCTCCACTCCACGCCATTCCGGCCCATGCCAGCCACGCCCATGGCCTGCGCGTCCATGAGCCTCAAGAACTACCGGGGGCTGATCGGGAGCAAGCTGGGGAAAGGGCTCAAGGGCGGGCTGATCTATCAGGGGCCGAGCCTGTGGGCCGTGGAAAGCATGGGGACGGACAGCCTGTCCACCGTCATGCTGTCGGCCATCGCCCACCGGGGAAGCGAGGCGGACAGCGAGAACATTGCCAAGTTGTGCGCCACCAAGAAGTTCTGGTCGGCTCCCAGCGCGGCCAAGGAAGCGACTCTGACGAAATACTTTGATATGGACGATCTCTTTGCGGCAAAGACCCCAGAAGATCTGCCGAGCCGGTACCTGCGGACATACGCCCAAGTCGAGAAGGCTTGGGGAAAAACGCCGCTGGAAGTGGAGGAAAGGCGGCGGAGGAATGGATGAGCGGGAGAAGCTCAGGCGCGCCAAGGAAGCGCTGCGGAAGAAGACCAGCCCGTACCTGCGGCGCGACCTGACAAAATACATCGTCCGAACCGAGCGAAAGATGAAAAGCTGCAACGCCATGCAACGAAAATCCTGATATACTGATATCAGCGGGATCACACAAGGGAGCGGCCTCACGGCTGGCTCCCTGTTTTTGTGGAGGCGGCTATGGACGGGACAGACTATGAGCGCCTGATGGCCCTGTGCGGGGAGATGGATCTGGGCGCGGAGCCGGAGCCGGAGAGACCGGCGGAGGAGCCGGAGGAAAAGGAGCCGGGGACGCGGCTGCGGATCCACACCGAGCGCGGAAAGATGATCTTCGACAAGCGCCGATTCACCTCTGAGACGGCGCTGATGGCCGCCGCGGAATGGTACTGGCGGCCCGGATGCGTCTACCATGTGCTCACCGGCGGCGACGTGGACTTCCTCACCTTCCTGCGCTTCGCCATGCGCCAACAACCGGCGGAGTACCTGATGGTCTCCAGCTGGTGCTACGGCGTGGAGGACGTGGCGGAGATCGCCTCGTGGGTCGACCGGGGCTACGTGCGGCGGCTGGATGCCTATATGGGAGAGATCGCGGCGGCCAGCTACGCGCTATGCCAAGAGGAGCTGGCGGCGGCTGCCGAGGCCACCGGCGGGCGCGTGGGCGTGTTCCGTAACCACTCCAAGGTGGCCGTCATCCTCGGCGACCGATTCAGCTGCGCCATCACGTCCAGCGCCAATATCAACACCAACCCGCGGACGGAGAACACCGTCATCACCTGCGACCGTGACGTTGCCCTGTGGTACAAGGCGTACTACGACGGCATTCACCCGTTCAACGGCTCGCCGGAAGAATGGGAGCCGTATGAAGTACGCTGAAAAGAATCCACACTACGACCGGGCGCGCCACAAGGAGTGGAGGGACAAGGTGCTGCGCCGTGCTCACGGCCTGTGCGAGGAGTGCGCACGCTATGGCCGCGTCGGTAAGGATGGCCTGCCAATCACGGCGACCGTCGCCCATCACATCCAGCACCTCGACGAGCACCCGGAGCTGGCCTACGTCGTCGCCAACGGTCGCGCCCTGTGTGCCGATTGCCACAACCGCGCTCACCCGGAAAAGGGCGGCCGGAGGTAACCCCCCCACCCCTCCACTCCCATTT